CCGTCCGCAAATATTAGATATGACTCTTAGTCAACTAGTAAATGATATGCGTTCAAGAGGAAATAGATACGGATCAAGTGCAAGTGGACGTTATCAATATATTAGAAAGACTCTACAGGGCGTAGCAGGTAGTATGGGCCTTGATATGGATAACACTAAGTTTGATGAAAAGACACAGGACGCAATTGCAATCTATCACCTACGTAGAAGTCACGGGCTAGACAAATGGTTAGCAGGACGTATGAGTGACAAAGACTTCTTAAACAAATTAGCAGGAACTTGGGCGGGTATTCCAAAGTCTACAGGTGGCAGTGCATATGCAGGAGTGCTAGATAACAAAGCAGGTATGAGTGCAAACGCAGCCTTAGGCTCATTAGATCAGATTAAACGTACAGCATAAGGAGCTCAATTTGTCAGACAGAGCAGGAAAACTCTTAATTGCCCACCCTAATTTACCCAAGAACAATTGGTTCCACAGGACTGTAGTATTCATCTACAACGAGTCAGCTCAACAAGGTACGTTAGGTGTAACATTAAATGTACCAACTAACATTCCATTTAAGAAATTATGTTATGACAAGGGAGTTATCTATCCTAGCGAATATCCTGTTGTACACAAAGGCGGACCAGTTAACGAAGCAAGTATTGTAGTGCTTCACACTGACGAATGGACTAGTACAAATACAATACCAGCAGGGCCAAGATACAGATTAACATCTGATGCAGAAATGTTTTCTAGATTTAGTTTAGGTGATACACCTGTGTACTGGAGGCCTTGCGTAGGACTAACAATATGGGGACCAGGACAGCTTGACGCAGAAATGAGCGGCAGGTTTCCGTATACAACAGCTAACAGTTGGCTGATGTGTGACGCAACAGATGACTTGTTGTTTAACTATCACGGGATTCAACAATGGAAAGAGGCTGTTGAGTTTGCAAGTATGCAAACAGTTGACAGTTGGTTATAATGACACAGACATACACAGAATTAAAGAATAAACAAACGCAATACGCAGAAGGATCCTTACGCTGGAGAGAGATACAAGACCAGTTGGACCAGATTATTGCTCAAAGATACTTAGAGTATGTAAATAGATAACAGAAAGGACACTAACAATGTTTAAGAGACTAGCCTTAGCTTTGTTCGCAGGCTTCTTAACATTAAGTCCTGTAAATTTACAAGCGCAAGAAAATAATACCGCGGACAGCAAATTGTATATGATCAGAACACTTTGCGACCCAATTGGAAAAATATCAGAAGTCTTTAAGAAGTACGACGAGGAACTATTGTTCACCGGAGACTTTATGACCTTTGCCGCACAGTCAGGACAGCCATTCCAGGGAGGTATGCTGTTTTATGTTAACCAAGACTCAGGTACATTCACAGTCATACAAATATTTAGAGATGGCACAGGATGTGTGCTAGGCAATGGTAGAAACTTTGAACCATATTCAGGTCCACAACTTCCGAAGCAAAAAGGAATACCAAACTAATGTGGGCTTTAGTTTTTATATATTTTTATGATGCATCGCCATACGTTGAACTAGTAACATACCATAACGATATGACTGAGTGTTTCTTTGCAAGAGAAGCTCTAGCAGAAGAAGTCGGCAAAGGCAACGGTTACTTTAAAGCAGGACAGCAAGCGTTGTGTATTAATATGAACGAGAGCTAATATGAAACATTATGTAGAACACCGCGATGACTTTTGGTTGCCCGGATGGCAAGAAGTTATTGACAACTTAAATGAATGCAAGGGCGAGCCTGTGTATCATACTGATACTATGGGTGTTATTGTACACGAAGTAAGGCACGAGAGTTATTTACAAGTACAAGAGTTTGCTGCAATACTTTCACACGAATATAACAATGCACCTGTCAGTGCCCATACATACATTAGTTTTACAGACAAAGCAAAGACCTTTGGTAAACACGTAGATGATCTTGATGTGTATTTCCTACAAGCAATAGGTGAAACCCAATTCACTGTTTGGGAAGATGACGAAGAATACATACACATTCTAAAGCCGGGAGATATGTTACATATCCCAGCAGGACTTTATCACGACACTGTTCCACTTACACCGAGAGTAGGAATCAGTTATGGTGTCGAAGTATAAATATTATTTTAGTAAAGGATAGTAGCTTTGGCCGATACATTAGTGTTGAACGCAGACGGACAGCCTGTGTCGTTATTACCACCTTCCACAATACAATGGAAAGAAGCAATTACTTACCTATGGTTAGACAAGGTAACAGTTTTTGATTGGTATGACGATTGGGTAGTGCGTAGCAACAGTTGGGAAACTAGAGTGCCTGCTGTTATTATGTTAAAAGAAATGTACCGTCGACGGCGGCGGCCTAGGTTCTCCAAATACAACGTCCACCTAAGAGATTACTTTACTTGCCAATATTGTCTAACCGAATTCCCCAAACAACAACTAACATTAGATCACGTACATCCTACTAGCCTTGGTGGTAAAACATCTTGGGAGAATATTGTTAGTGCGTGTAACCCTTGCAATAGTAGAAAGGGCAGTAAGTTAATTATGCCTAAGAAACTTCCGTATCGTCCTGATTATTATGACCTTGCAAACAAACGAAAAGCACTAGAATTTACTATTAAACATCCTAGTTGGGAACAGTTTTTAAAATGATTGAGTATGGGTTAAGAGCATTATGCTTAACCAATGGCAAGTTATCTTCAAAACAACTTGACCAAGCAATAAAGTTTTGTGGAGGCCAAAAAGAAGTTACATTAGATGAGCCTTCTGATTGGGACGTTTGGTATGTCCCTGAAGACAAAGAATGTTACATTCATATGTTTCTCAGCCATCCACAAGATGTTGTTAGGTTTTGGCCAAAGTCTACTTGAGCCAGGCTACCTTTTTGCCTGCATCAATTCTACGTTGATGTTCATCGTGTGACCCTGGATATCTCCAAGCCCATATAGCAACTAGTGCCATAAAGCCTCCGCTCCATAGTACAGCTTTAGGATTACCTGTAGTAAACCAAAGTACTGCTACACTTGATGACATAGTTATCAACATAAAGTATTTGAACTTGGTAGGGAAGACACGCTTCTCTGACCATCCACGTAGGAAAGGTCCAAACAGTTTGTGGTTCATAATGTAATTGTGCATCCGATCGCTTGACTTTGCGAAACAGTATGCCGCTCCAACTGCTGGTGTACTCCAGGGTAGTCCTGGTAAGTAGATTCCAACAAAGGCAACACCTAGTAGTATAATCCCTAGACTAAACCACAATGTTTTTCTAATGTTCATTTAACACCTCCTTGAGTGCATTTACTAAGTCAGCCAGCATAGCATCTGTATGAAATGGCGTCGGCGCTATTCTCAGTCTTTCTGTTCCTACAGCGACAGTAGGATAATTGATAGGTTGAATATAGATTCCATATTCATTAAGTAAAGTGTCGCTTATCTCTTTACATTTAAAGGCGTCCCTAACCATTACAGGAACGATATGCGTACAAGCACCTTCGTGTACTTCAATACCTCTATCTTTAAGCATATTCTTTAATTTTCTTGTCTTTGCCTGATGTTCTTGCCTTAGTATGTCATTGTCTTTTAGATATTTAATACTAGCCAATGCACCAGCACAAGTGACAGGTGACATTGACGTAGTAAATATAAAACCTGAAGCAACAGAGCGGATAGCGTCTATAACGTCAGCATCCCCTGCAATATACCCGCCCTGTACTCCAAAAGCCTTGCCTAGCGTACCGTTAATTATATCAACACGGCCTTCCCCTAGTTTTTCACAATAGCCTGCACCAGTCTCCCCGTACAGTCCTACAGCGTGTACTTCGTCGATGTAGGTCATCGCGCCGTAACGTTCAGCAAGATCGCAAATTTCGGAAATAAGTCCAACGTCCCCATCCATACTATATACGGATTCGAATACTACACAAGGTGTACCCGACACGCTCTTTAACTTTTCTTCCAAATCCTCTATGTCATTGTGCTTAAAAATAACCTTGTCAGCACCACTGTGTCGTATCCCCTGGATAATAGAGTTGTGATTCTCGGAATCACTGATAAACACAATGTCGGGAATGATCGATTTTAGAGAAACCAGCGTCCACTCGTTTGCGACATAAGCAGACGTGTACAACAGAGCAGCTTCCTTATTATGTAACTTAGCCAGCTCGTGTTCTAATGCAACGTGGTAATGAGATGTCCCACCAATATTTCTAGTACCACCTGACCCTGCACCTGTTTGATTAAGTGCAGTATGCATCGCATCTATGACAACTTTATTTTGACCCATTCCTAGGTAATCATTGCTACACCAGTTTACAATCTCTTTGATTGCATACTTGCCGTACCAAATCGCTTTAGGAAACTTTCCGCGCTCTCTGAGTATATCATTGAACACACGGTACTTGCCTTCCTGTTTCAGCTCGGTTATTTTATTCTGAAAGGGTTTCTTGTCTATCATAGTAACTTATTTATTTTATCAATCTTGCTGTAACATTAGATTAGAAACATTAAATACTTTATGATACCTTTAACAAACCCAGAATTAAGCGGACAGTTTATCTTTATTGTAGAGAACGTGTTCCCAGAAGAGCAGCTGAAGTTTTTAGAAGAATATTTTACACAAGAAAAACTAGAGGCAGCAAAAATACAGTCTAATATTGCAGAGGACGACGAAGTAAGAATTACTGATATTGCTTGGCTCGATCCTGAAGACGAAGCAACACAATCAACTTATGGATTGCTACATAGCTTGGTAAAGTATGCAAACGAACAACATTACCATTGGAACCTACAGTTCTTAGAACCTGTGCAGTACGGACAGTACGGAGTTGGTGGACATTATAAAGTTCACACAGACACAGGACTACACAATCCTATGGGCAGTAATAGAAAACTAAGTTTTAGTTTGTTACTGAATGACGACTATGAGGGCGGTGAACTAGAAATACCCGGTAGCCCAGGACAGGAAGATGTCTTCGTTCCTGTTCGTAACACAGCAATATTCTTTCCAAGTTCAATGCCACATTGTGTTAAGCCAGTTACAAAAGGAATACGTAAAAGTTTAGTTGGTTGGGTACACGGACCAAACTTTGTATAAATATTAGTATGAGAGCAACAGATTTAGTAAGACAGGTCCTTGACCTATTAGATGAAATAGACGGCCCACACGACATCGAAGATGGAGTTGAGGCTGAAGTAAACGTACATCAAAACGATGCTTCGGATAGCAGATTCAAACATATTCTAGCAATGCTTGATCCACAGGGGTTTAATGGTGTTGCTAACAGCCCAAATGAAGTAGTTGCAGACATTGAAGCAGTAACAACAGATGCAGGGGGCGGAGTAAACGGACCTAAAGATCCTGCAGACATTAGAATAAAAGATCCAAGGGGGTTTGAATAATGCCAACTAAACGTGAAAGACAAGATGCTAAACTAACACAAGCAGGATTAGATAGAACGGCCCAAAATGTTATAGAGCCAGGACGCTATGCAGATGTTACAGCAGACGCAACACAATTACCTACTCGTTATGCAGTAGGTGATAACAACACCAATAACGTTGTTGACAATGATAACACAGGTGGCCTCAAGCAGGGCAGACCTTGGGCTAGTTAACAATGCCTAATCTAAATCCAAACTCGTCTAATTACAATCATAGTTATGAGCCTAATACCAATGACTTAACAATGGCAATGGACTACAACTCAGTAGGGCAACCTGTTATTAGAACTGTGGGCGGAGACATCTACAACAGTATCAACCTGCCAGCAGGCTTTGGCCAAGTACACAAGTTTGGTGCTGTTCCTGCTATGAGCATAGACACCATCGGAACCATATGGGACGAGGACGATACTGTCTATCCTTGGGCGGCGATTGATGCCAATGGTCTGTTGAATATTAAAGTCACTGCGCCAAACAATGAAAACAATCTCAACACAGACTTAGATGGCGACACAGTAGAGATACAAGGCTTGGATGAAAACTATCAAATACAGACTGAAACTGTAACCATATCAGGTTCAACAGCAACAACAGCCAATCCTTACAAAAGAATCTACAGAGCAAGATATCAAAACGGCGGAGGCTTTGATGTTAACTCAACCGCTCGTATATTGATACAAACACAGACTAATGTAACAGTAGCAAAGATACTTGAGGATCAAGGCCAAACACTGATGGCTATCTACACTGTACCTGCAGGCTACACAGGTTACTTGATGAGATTAGATGTTACAGCACAGGATGACGCAACAGGCGAATTCAAATTAATGGTTAGAGAAGGTGGCACTGGATCGTTTGCTATTAGACACGTTGCTGAAGTAGTTGGCCGCGGCGGACCGTATCAGTTGGAATATCCTATTCCGCAATCATTTCCAGAGAAGTCAGATATTGATGCAAGAATGCACACTCTTGCAAACAACGGACGTTATACTTGCACGTTTGATATCCTATTAGTAGATAACTCAGCAGGCACTCCATAAAAGATTAACCCCTAGCTAAATTAATAACTAGGGGCTGCTGTCTAATTTACTTTATATTAAGGACTATGTCCCTTTATTCTTTACTTGTTAGTCTTACCATTTACGAAATCATAGAACTTTTCAGCCGCTTCTAGCACAGCATCAGTTCCTGGTACTTCTGGCATTGTAACTGTAGTTACTACTTCACCAGTGTCTGAATCACGCTTTACAGTTTGTTCCCAACCTGCAAACTTTGCGTTATAGTCGTTCCAGATGTTGCCCTGGGCCATCTCTAGAACCTTTGTACGGATTTCGTATCCATTCTTATTTGTTGTGATTTTTGGCATTGCAGCCTTAAACATTTCAGCAACTTCCTGTGTTTGTTTAAAGATGGCTTCGCCGTATTTTGTATCTACTGACATAATATTTCTCCTTGTGTGTATGTGTGTAGTGTTACTAAAGTAACATTGTTATTTAGTTTTGTCAACCGCCTGGAACAAATTCTTTCGGAGTATACCATACCTTTTGATGATGTATACGTCCTAGCAGTTCTTGTATCTCGTGCATTTCTTCTTTTAGCTTTTCAGATACATTGCCTTCAGCAATGGCCATTCCTCTACGGCCAGCCTTTGCTCTTAGTGCTGATTCGATAACTTCTATGTCTCTTATAGTAAGTTCAAAGTTTTTATTTGGTTTCATAGTCCTAGACTCCTCATCCATATAGGTATTACTACAACGTGTAGAAATACGCATAGGGCTAACATAAGCCAAACTATTTTTACGTTACCCCTATCGCCGTGCATTATTTATTGCTCAATCCAGTTGGGCTATACTGTTCGCCATTGTATCCTGGATAGGTATTGTCTTCAACGCCAAAGTTACAACTTGCAACAATAAACAAAAATGCTATTGAAGCATAGGTTGTGCGTTTGCTCCACAAAATGAAACCGTCATAGGCGGCTTCAGCTTGTTTCTGTGCGTCTGTTCTAACCTTGTCCATTAGAGGTCAGCTAATAATGCTTTCAGTTTTTTCTTTGACTTACCTTTTACTTTGGCACCTTTAATTGCATCAACACCTTCTTGTGTCAACTCACCTACAATTACAATAGCAATCATGCCCATGCTCTTGTGTGGTGTACATTGATACAAGTACACACCAGGTGTGTCAAATGTATATGTGTATTCTTTTGATAGTTTTGATTTCTTTGGTGCGTCCCAACCATCTGGCCCAGCAATGAATTCTACATTG